GCAAACGCTGTACCTAAAAAAACGCCTTGTGAGCGTGATCCTTTGCGTGAATTACATCGTTTGCATGCTGCTATTAGGTTGTCTTGATTCATTGCTTGATCTGGATGTTTATCAACCGGCAATATGTGATCAACTGTATCTGCTGGCTGTCCACAATATCCACAGGTGTATCCATCGCGTTGCAATATACGAATGCGTAAGGCTCGCCATTGTCTGCTATCTCTTGGGTCTTTAGACTTAGGCATAGTCATTGCCAACCTCTAGTCTTAAGATGATGTAATGCATTGCAGTAGTTAGGCTCATCATACTGAGTAACTCCATAACGCTTTGCTACATAGTACCAAAACATCCAAAACTGATAGTCATAGTCTTTGCCTTTGATGATCTTATTCTTTATCTGATAATAACCATAAGCCTTATTAGTGCCGGTCTTATTACCTACTGCATCTATATTCCAGGAACTCTCTAGATGCACAATTTCGTTATGGCATTTATATTGCTTATCTGTTAACTGATATGCAGCTAATACTTTTAATGGCACTACTGAAGCCTCACTACTACTTGCTTCAGCAATAGATAGAGATATCCCAATAACAGCGACTACCGAGCAAGCTAAGCCTTTCAGGCTTGCTCTGAAGCCTTGATGGCTTCTAGCCGATAGTGTACCAAAGGCAACTAATACATCCGCATAAGTCCTGCTCAATGGGCGCGTCATTTTACTTATCGGTCGAATAAAATCCATTACCCTTAAATGAGATAGTAAACGAGCTGTAAATCTTGCGCATCGGTTCATGACAGAACCCGCATTCCACATCGTGTGGTTCATTTATCTTTAACTCCTTCTCGTAGCGAAGGTTGGCCTCGCATCGATCGTTAGTACACTCAAACTCATAAATCGGCATTATGTAAGTTTGCCATGCATCGACTCAATATGATTTAACATCATCCTGCTAATTTCCTTTTGAGTGAGAAACCCATAGGCAGACTTAAGCGAATAACCGCAAGGACAAGTGTGCATCCAGTCCGGTAATTCATTGTGCTTCGCACCAGCTACAGGGGTCATTGATTGTCCATTCTCCACATTGATTGCATCGTTTTATATCTGAATCCTCAATTATATCTTTACGCTTTTCATAACCAGCAGCGACAAGTAACTCCACCAAATCACCAAGGCGAAGTATTGCTACATATTCCTCAGCCTTTTCGCCTTGGCCGTTAAGACGAAAGCAACCAAACCCGATTAAGCCGCTTTTATCTGTTCTGGCTTCGATCTGGCGAAGTGTGCCCCGTATATCGAGTGCTGAGCGAGCCTTAACCTCGCAGTCGAACGGGACATTGAGTATGTCTCGCCCAGCACCTCGACCTACCGTAGCGCCATCCCACCAGCGCCGTAGATATTCTGCTACTACGCGTTCAGTCCGAAAGCCTCGATGTTTACGGCTTTGACTCATTGACCGCGTGGCATTTCTTGCAAGACCAAGTTAACGCTGTTCCTTCTACCCAAAATGCTAACTCGTCTTTTGCTACTGGCTCGTTGCATAGATTACACAATATCCTAATCTGCATTGCATCAAGGATCGCCTCGCGCTGTCTTTTCCTAGCATATATTTCATCGTCATCCGGGAACTTTTCCCATTCACCGTCTTGGTTCATAAATTGTAGGCCGCTCATGCTCTAAACTCCTGTGGTTTCCAAGTGCCATCCTTTGAGATGTTATACCAAATCACATCTCTGCATACATAGCAGTCAAACTTGCCCCAAGCCTTGCCTTTGGCACTAACGCCAGTTTTCCAATCCATCGGCTTATGATCGTGGCAGTTGCGACATCGAGGAATGTCTTTGTCAATAGTTGTGCCGCCTAATACATCCTGTACCAACGCAACCGCTTCTGCTGCGCTAGCTGCTGGCGCTACTGCTTTCACAGTCCACACATCAGCCTCAACCGGCATAATTATTTTTTCTGTTAACTTTTCTGAAAAGCCTCTAGGCTCTGTTGCTTTGACCTTTGCCATTTCCTCGCGGCTAGGGCGTTTGCCTTTTGAAGCATAACCTGCGTTAGCCAATGCACGACCAATCGCACTCGTCTCGCAGTTCTCAAGCGCCGAAGTAGAATTAACTCCTCGCGTCGATACAGTTTCCTCTGCGTACCCAGTTGTCCAAGGGTTTGCATCCACTTCAGTTCGATAGATAGCAGCTTGTACAATAAAGCGCTGAAGGGTGTGCTCAATAATCGTAGTAGATATTCGGCCATCAGGATGTTCCTTCCAAAACTTAACTAATCGTTCCTCAACTGTCTCATAGTCCTCTAAGTTAAACATAAAGTTCACTCTCCTCTGTCGCTAGTTGACCAGCGATGGCGAGGTAACTGGCGCTATCAATCCAGGTGTCAATCTTTTGACTGTCCTCGATGCTTCTGGCGATCTTGACAAGTGTAAGAATGACTGCCACTTGGTAATCCTCAACCGGCATTTCCAAATAGGCGCTGATAAGCCTTGCTGCTCTAGCCATGTTGTCGCTTGGATGACCATAATGCAGTCCGCGTTCCTGATAAAGGTCTGTTGCACTTTGTAGGATTTCAGCATGCTTCATACTCTTACCCGATCTAGCTGCTCGTAGTGCTTGCGTACTGCTCTGCGACCTACTATGTAGCCGTCTCTATGACCTATTTTGTACCCCATAAAGAACATCAAGAACCAAGATGCCAGGATAATTATTTGTAATGTACTCATTTACTGCCCTTCCGCTGCGCCCTTCGCAGCTTCTTGGCATAAGTGTTGCATAAATATCAGACAGATTTGCGGTGTCTTGTATAACGAAACGGTAACAGTTCTGCCTCATCTATAAAATCATCAACAGTAGGATTTATCTCGGGAAAATCATCGAGCCCTTCCATAGCGCCTTCCATTTACCACGAAAGTTCCATCCCTCTCAAGGTTAATTAGCGTTACTTGCGTGTCCTCTATTAGCACGAAGGCTTGCTGCCAGTTCATTGTGCCCTTGGTATAGGAAGCCTTGCGTACATCCATAAGATGACCGCCTTCTACGCCTCGCAGGATACGCCCTATTTTGCCTCCAGATGCCTCTGTAAAGGCCGATACCCCTGCCCTGTGTGTATGTCCGCATACAACGCTCAAACCGTGTCTACGGGCTGCTCCAAGGGCTGTAAGACCTGCGTTAGGGTTAATTGCTTGCTCATCCCCATGGACTGCTACCCAGCCTTTCTGAAAGGCGTAAGGCTTCTTATGATAAGTAATGCCTAGTTCATCAAGTTTCAGGAACTTCTCGAAGCGCAGCTCTGGCAGCGCCAAGAATGCCGGTATTTTTTTCATAATGACATTGTAAAGACGATCTGTGTGATTACTTCTAATCATGTGCGCTTCTTTAGAATGCTCAACTAGCGACCATAAAACTTCTACAGCTTGATCTCGATCGTCTCCAAGTGTCTGCTCAAACCAACCTGGCATGCCTTCTGTCCATCGGCTGATCTGGGGTAGGTCGATTTCATCTCCCAGAGTAATGACGCTATCTGGGCGGTATGCCTTAATAAAAGCTGCAACATTTCTTACTGCAATTTCATCGTGATATGGAACCTGAAGGTCTGGCACAATCACTATTTTTTTCATTAAGTTTAATCCTCATCGTCATCGTCATAGGGGATGCGGTCGGGAAGGTTAGGCAGCCAGTTAGGAGTTGGCAAGATCGTTGCTGGATAAGTCATAGGTTCTAGCAGCAGACATAAAGCTACATCGTCTGCAAAGCCAGCCTTCTTTAGGCTTTTCCAATACTCGTTTAACCCAATGCAATAAGTCTCTAGCATTGAGAAATCCTCAAGGTCTATAACTCGTTTGCGTGTCATAGGATTAGTCTGACTTATCGCAGAGGATTTCATAGATTTTATCTATGCGTGTCTCTAAACGATTTATTGAGTCCTTCATCGATGTGCCACTATTCGGCTTCAGCTCCGCTAAATAGTGTTTGACCATAAATTGCAGCATCGCAGTAACACCACCCAGCACCGTCGCGATCGCTACTGCAAGAGCTGCATAATCCTGAGCCGTCATTTTTTAGGGGTGGCATACCCAAAGATACCGGCAACGATCGAGCCTAGGATGGCGCGATAGTCCAAGGCAAAGTTAGATGTTGTGCCCCAGACGCAAAGGAATGCGCCAATAGAGATAACTGCTGGATGCTTCATATTCATTTAGTTGCTCCTAGTAGTGGGATATTAAAGAA